AACTGTTCTGTTGTAGACACAGAAGTAATTTTCAGTAAACCGTTTGCTCCAACATTACGTTTAGCATTGTAAGAAAGCATACGAGCAATACGTAATACACTTTCTTTGCGACTTGCTAGTTCAATGAAATTTTCTCTACTGTTTAGATCAAGCCTAAACGATAAACTTTGTCCTAAGAAAGCAATTAAATCAATTAGAGCAACATACTCTGAGCTTTCTATAAAATCGTTAAAATCTTCTGGATAATTTTCACGCAGATAATCTACCATAACACGACGTAGATTTTCAAAGTCGTAAGATTTAAAATCAGCATTACGGAACGTCTGATAGATACGTGTCCAGTCTTCCGCAAGTATTAAATTATTTTGTCTTGTTGTAGTTGTCATCTTTGTTTGTTACCTTATACACTATTTACCGTAGATAAAAAACTGCGCATTTTATTTTAACGTTCTTCTGTTCTCTTATCAAAACGTATTTTCAACTGCTCAGTAGCGTTAAAATGTAAGTATTCTAGATCTACTTCTAGCATAATACCTTGATCTGTTGGATCAACAGATACGTTCCTTGCCTTAACTCGAGGATCTCTGTTTATAATCTCTTCAACGTCTTTTATAATAAGATCAACATTTGTCTGGGTCATTGGTTCGAATATCATATCCCATATGATTGTACCAAATTCAGGAAGTTGTAGTTTTTCGCCTTTTCTAATATGAAAGTGATTTAGAATATCTTGTTTAACTAGATCTAAATCATACTGCTTAAAACTGTTTCCTTTATTTCTAGAATTAAATCCTTTATATCTAAACTGAGATCCTTCAGCTGATACAGATCCTGTACTTGCTTGTACAGTCTGTACTTTTTGTTGGTTGTATATCTTTCTAGCCATATTATTCCTCCGTTATGTCCCTGTCGGTTTTTGGTGGGGCTGCCGCTAAAGGATCCATGTGTTCGTGTTTATACCAAGGCTCGTGTTGTGGTATTCTCTTCATTATACTTTCCAATGGTTCATCACTTTGGTATTCTCTTTCAACACCGCCATCTGACCAAGGTAGAGTAATATCTACAACAGCATTTTGATGTAAACTTAATGGTTCTGCGATCGTTACACTATCGATAGAGCCTTGTTCTGCTACTTCAGCAGGATCACAATTCATCTCAATTTTATCAGCAGTTTCTCTATGGAAATTCGCACTGCTTATATTTGTACTATTGTCAGATCTAATTCTTGTATTATTCAACGAAAAGGCGTTGATATTTGTTGCTTTGAGTTTAACATCATCACCCACAGTTTCTTCTAAGTTCTTAGCAACTGTTCTTCTCTCAGCACCTTTAATCACTGTGCTAACATCTTTCTCTATATTTGTAGTTTTAAATCCGCCAACCAGTGTTGTTAAATTACCTGCGGCATCGACATGTATTCTTCCAACAGCATCAGGTGTAGCGCCTGCGCCATCTGGACTTTCTGTATTACGTCCTGTTGCTTTAATATTAATATTTCTTTCAGCTTCTAGATTAATGTCTCTACCGGCATGGAAATTAAAATCTTGTTGTGTATGAATACTAATGCTGTCTTGAGCAAAAATATCTATCTTGCCATCTGATGTTAATTCTATCCAAGCAGTACCTCTACTATTACCAATATAAATCAAATCTTCTGAATTATGTAAAAGGATTTGGTGTCCTGTTCTAGTTCTTATTCTAAAACTTTCTCCGAAAGGAATCCTAGCATCACCAGTTTCTCCTTTAGTTGTGTCGGCATATTCAGGAGGTCCTAAATCTGCTTTGGTTTTTCTTACAAATCTTTCATCGCCATCATCCATAACAAACTGATGACCGCCAACCCTGCTAACAAATACAGGATCAGAAACATTTTGATTGGTTCCTTGGGGTTTTTTAAGTGCTCCATCTCGTTTGTCTAATGGTCCAGGAGTGCTTATTCCATACACATTAGGAATAGCAGTTCTGCGCATTGTACTTCCGTGGGTTCCTCTGGTAGGATCGCCAATAAGTCCGCTATCTAATAAAAATCCTGCTAAAGGATGTAGAGGTCTTTTTGCGTTTTCTAAATCTTGGGTTGATTCTTCTCTAAGCAATCTTGTATTAATTTCAGCTACAGGAAGCGATTTAGTATGCCCATACAGAGTTTGTTCTTCGGGCGATAAGTCAACATTTTCTGCGGCGGCAATACCGGGAACCATGTGATTAATTCCTGATTCAGGAATAACTCCCATCCAAAACCATTGCTGTGTGTCGTCAACTTGAATTACTATAACTTTTGTTCCAATATCAGGAGGAACAAAACTCATACCATAAGACTTTTGTGTATCTTGGAATGCTTTGCCATTGCCGGTATTAACACCAGTGTAAGCAAAACTTGTACTACCAAAGAAAGGAGGAGCATAATAAGCAGGAAAAGTCTGTGACGCTTCTCCTCTGGTTGCTGCATTTCTTCCTTCTAGTTGTACAAAAAGTGTACCCATGCCAGTTTTAATATCATGACCCACTACCCTCGCTACGCGAGCACCTGATGATTGTATCTTTGATAGTGTTGCTGTCATCTTATATTACCTTGTCCCATGTTTGCGTTTGGCTTGCCTGGTGGTTCTGGAGTTTTAGGAATAATATTATCACCATTCACCCTTCCTTCTGTTATATCAGCATAAAGTATAGGATTAATATCCTGTGCTTGTGCTTGAGCTTGTTGATTTTCAACAGTTTGATCTGGATCTATAGAAAAGTCTTTTGCCATAGATAGTGTTTGCTTGAAAACACCTCCGGTAAACTCATTCTTAACAATGTAAACTCTATAGATTCCACTGTAAGGATGATCTTTAAATCCATTATCTTTTACTATAGATAAACTTGATCCATTATAAGGATAATCTTCGATGGTTCTAAATCTTACAAAAACTCTTACATCTTCGCCTTTCCATCTCATTTCGTCAGAGCTAGGTTCAAGTTGATTTCCTAGTCCAGCCAGCGGTAACCAATATGTGTCACCGAGAATTGTTAAATCCAACTTTAATTGTACCATTACATCGTATGAATTTCCATCTGTTCCGGTAACATGTTTGTTAATCCATCTAGCAACTTCAATTTCAGTTGTTGTTACTCCGGTACCACCTGCTATGCTAATATGTCCAGCAGGTTTGGTAACAACATTACCTATAGATAATTCCTGCATTGCTGTAAGACTTCGTTGATTTACATCTTCATTTTCGGCTATTGTGTCATTGCTTCTAATTTTTTTCAATGACTCTTCAGCAGTTTTTGACCATGCCTGCGGTTGTCCAGCAATGTAAAACATGTTATTAAAATTCATATCAAAATTAAGAACATCGTCATTTTGACCAGTGTACAAGTATGAATAAACTTTGTTTATTGTTGCTTTAACTGCAGGAGTATCTTCAAGTACCACACCAGGTTGTTTTAAACGGTCTAATCTTGTCCAAAACGGTTTGATGGTGATATCAAATTTTAACGGAATCCTTCCATCAATGAGATCATGTTTGACATTTTCGCCATCAACTTGATGTCGTGTTTGTCCCACAATCATCCACCAAAGAGCATATCCGTCTTTATTAACTGTCTCAAAACTTTCTTTGGCAAATTCTGTATGACACATTAGGTCATTAAGAACTGTGTATACATCTGTTTTAGCATTAGTTGAAGAATTGTAAACAAACGAGGTGGTTCCAGCCTGGTCATTAATTATTCTAGCATTAGTATCAGACGTTCCTATCGGAGATTTATCTACATTAGCGGTTGAATCAGGGAATCGATCACCATAATCAACAAGGCTTGATTTAAATGTTTTGTGTCTTTCATAGTCATCTAGAGAATCTAAAAATTTAATTTCTTTATAAAATTTGTCTAAAGGAGCGCCACGTTCTCTGGTTCGGGCGTCGAAAAGACCATCCTCATTCTGAACGTCAAGAACGAATTCATCAGGAATTTGTCTTAATTTTTCAGCAACTCTATTGGCTTCTCTATCGTTCAAGTATTTTTCAAAATTCTTAACAGTTTCACGAAGGTTTGCTCCCATAGGAAATACGCAGGTATTTTCAAGTTGTTTGATCGTATCGTCTGTTAAAACACTTGTACCAAAATCTAAATAGTGTACAATATAAGTACTTCCAGATTCGTTTGCTTTAAATTCAATATTCTGTAATCTAATAGGAAACACCCTACTAGCATCTTTAATTTCTTGTTGTATTCCATTTTTATAACCAAAAAAGTCAATCCGTATAACAAAAGGACAATGATCATTAAAATGTTGAAATCCTGCGTTGATAGCACTAGCCAGTAAAGATTCAAGAAACAGTCCTAAACTGTATGGTTCATAAACTTCAAACGAGCCTCCAGCAACACCTTCGAATCCTGTGCCATTGCCTGGTTGCATTATTTTAAGAATAAAATTATCAACAAAATATTCAGGCACACCCGATGCTGTTACCACACGCTTGCCTATGTTATTTTTATTATTCAGGCTTGTTTCGGTATTTTGTGATGATCCTGTATAACCACTTTCGCCAAATACAATATACCTAGAATCTTTTCCATTTGTGTTATCATCTAGATAAGAAGCTTCTGCGTAACTCGAAGCCGTGACAGCACCCATGCTGAAACGATAGGTAACACTTTCGTATCCTTTTAGAATATTTTCTGTATAGTTTGGAAATCTTTGATTAAAAAAAGATGTCTGTTGCGCTGTTACTGTATCTTCTGTTCCTTGCACATTAGAAGTTTTACCTTTGGTTGCCATATTATACTCCTAGTGTGTTTTGTAAGGTGTCCAATCTAGGTATATATATGATCAAACCAGATTCAAAATCAAATACTGGATCTTTTAATAGTGTAGGATTACGTTGTGAAAATACCCACCAAAGATCAGCATTGTTGTATAACGCAAATGCCAGCAAATCTGGACGGTGTCTAAATTTGTTTTCTATCTCATATGGATAATCTGTGTCAGTGGTTGGAATTTCTCTGTAATTCATTATATCTAAAAAATTTACATTTTGTCTAGTCTTATACCACGGACTTGATTTTGAATATGTTGCCATTATAAAACTCCTCGTTGTCCGCCGTTGGCATAATCGTTAAGATTGAATCTTCTAAGCGAGCTTCTATTGTAAACAGGTGTTACTGTTAAAGCAATATTGCTTTCTAAAGGTACCCAAGCGTTGTCAGCATTGTAGAAAATCCTTTTGTATTGAACGTTTCTACTAAGCTCGAGACTAAAACTTTTAACTACTATATTAATGCCTCTAGAACCTCCATCTCCAAACATGTAATTTCCATATCCATATAACTGTGCTACCGGTGGAGGGAAACCATTTGGAATACTTTGTCCATAAAAACTTTTTGCTAGTGTTTGAAAAAATCTCACAGCGGCGAGCCAATACCGGCCTTCGTCATCGTTTTGAACTGTAAACGTTCCATTAATTTGTATATCATCAACTTCACTATTTTTATAAGCATGAAAAGGAAAATTATTATGAACAGGTTGTTGCGAACTATAATTTGCTTTGTGTAATACTGTTATTTGTGGTGTATATGGAAAAATAACACCATTGCCTGTAGATACTAATGGATTAAGATAATTTGCTGTTGCTTCTCTAAAAACATCCGTCATGCTTCCTACTGATATTCTAACTCTCCAATCATATGTACTGGCGGCTTTGGCAGAAGTATATCCATCATAGTCTGACGCTTCAATATCGCTTGTATCTTCACCTACACTACGAAATTCGCTATTAAGGAAATTGCTTCCGACTTGTTTGAGACTATCGCCAATTGCTCCTGCGGCTTTACCAAAATCTTTCAATCCTTGAATTACACCGGCGCCAGCGGCGAATAAACTTTTACCTACTTCTACTATAGCAAACGCAGAACCTATTGCTCCTAATGCTTTTTCAAGACCGTTTGATTCTGGCTTACCAGTTATACCAAATCTATAACTTCCGCTTCCACTGGTAGGTCCTGTTTGATTGTTAAGACTCGGATCAATTCCGACTGAATTAGGGTCAGTTCCTGTTCCAGCAAGGTTATAAATCTTCCAAGAAGTGTTTGTCGGAGCGGAACCTGTTATTTGAACAGAGTTTCGAATTCCTGTTCCTCCTGCTGATGCAATTCCTGCTGTGCTTCGTGTATTTGTCGGTAATGCCATTTTGGTAAAATTTCCTTATTAGTTTGGTACTTTACTCTATTTATTTCTAGAGAAATGTGCTATTATATAAGTATTAATGGAGTTCCAATATATGACACAAAGAAGAGTGAAATACCTAAACAACAAAGACCTTTTGAAAGAAATCCATAAATCTAAGAACACTTATTGCTCTTACGTTTCACCTGAATACCATCAATTCGATATTATTCTACCAAGTTTAGAAAAAATTAACCGTTTAACCATCGCAGAAGCAAAAAGAAACCAAGCAAAGCGATTAGGTACAGCAAATTTTGAACAAGCAAAAGAACAGAACAAAAAAGTAGTTGCTAAAGATTTTGAAATTGATTACAGAAAAGTCGACAAAACAGATTTAATTTTTAGAATTATGACATTTGAGCATGTCCCACTTGCTCCGGGTCGTAAAAAAACAGTAAAAACAGTAGCAGACGCACACGAAAGAGTAAATTTTCCACCATTCCAGCATTGGAAGTACGATGAAAATGACAATCTAATATGTGTAGGTAAAAGCCACTGGGTTGGAGGAATGCAAAACGGATATTTTTCTAAAACCAACGGTCAAGCAACCAACGAACTTGCTAGGATGTGGATGAAATTGTGTGAGCGTTATGCTACACGCGGTAATGTTCGTGGTTATACATATAACGACGAAATGCGTGGTCAAGCAATTCTACAACTAGCACAGATTGGTTTACAGTTTGACGAATCAAAATCAAACAATCCGTTTGCTTATTATACTGCCGCTGTTACAAATAGTTTTGTTAGAATTATTAATATCGAAAAACGCAATCAAAACATTCGTGATGACATTCTTGAAATGAACGGAATGAACCCAAGTTGGACTAGACAAAATGCTAACGAAAACCTTGGCGTTGATCCTGGCAAGAATGGTTCAGATTAATACTTGACTTCTTCACAAAAAGAACTTATACTAGTATAGGAGAATGAAATAATGGCGCTATTTAAGAAAGCGGCTTGCTTTACTGACATTCATTTTGGTATGAAGTCTGGTAGTAGAATTCATAACAAAGACTGCGAGGACTTTGTAGAATGGTTCATTGAAGAAGCCAAAAAAGAAAACTGTGAAACTTGTATATTTTTAGGTGACTGGCACCACAATCGTGCGACTACTGATGTTAGTACGATGAACTATAGTGTTAGTAATCTAGAAAAACTTAACAACGCATTTGATAAAACCTATCTAATGCTTGGTAATCATGACGAGTTTTACAAAGACAAACGAGAAATTCACAGTTTAGAGTTTGCTAGACTGTTTCCTAATATTGTTCCTGTTAATCATCCTATAACTGAAGGTGAAGTCACACTGCTACCTTGGTTAGTAGGTGATGAATGGAAGAAAGTTAAAGATATTAAATCAAGATATGTTTTTGGACATTTTGAATTGCCATTATTCTACATGAATGCTATGGTACAGATGCCTGATCACGGTCAACTACAAGCAGACGACTTTGTAAATCAAGAATATGTTTTCTCTGGACATTTCCACAAGCGCCAAACCAAAGGAAACATTACATACATGGGAAATGCTTTTCCACACAATTATGCCGATGCTTGGGATGATGAGCGTGGAATGATGATGCTCGAATGGGGCGGTAAGCCAGAGTATCGTAGTTGGCCTGATCAGCCTGTTTATAGAACATACAAATTATCAAAACTACTAGAAGCGCCAGACGATCTACTTAAAGAAAAGATGCACTGTCGTGTAACAATTGATGTTCCTATTAGTTTTGAAGAAGCAAATTTTATTAAAGAAACGTTCATGCCACAATATAAATTGCGTGAACTTATGCTTATTCCAGAAAAAACTGAAATTGAAGGTCAAGATATACAGCCAATTGATTTACAGTTTGAAAGCGTTGATACTATTGTTGTAAATCAAATTACAAATATTGATTCAGAACAATACGATCAAAAATTGTTATTGGAGATCTATAATAACCTATGATTAAAATTAAAAATCTCACAGTTCGTAATTTTATGAGTGTCGGTAATCAAACTCAAGCAATTGATTTTGATAAAGGCATGCTAACTCTTGTACTAGGCGAAAACTTAGATCTTGGTGGTGACGATAGCGGTGCTAGAAACGGTACTGGTAAAACAACCATTATTAACAGTTTAAGTTATGCTATCTATGGTGTTGCTTTAACAAATATTAAAAGAGACAATCTAATTAACAAAATTAACAGTAAAGGTATGCTTGTAACTGTTAGTTTTGAAAAGAACGGTGTAAATTACCACATCGAAAGAGGTCGTAAGCCTAATATTCTAAAACTAAATGTTGATGGTGAAGAATATTCAGCAGACGATGCTGACGAAAGTCAAGGTGATAGTAGACAAACACAAAAAGAAATTGAAAAACTGTTTGGTATGAGTCATGATATGTTCAAACACTTAATTGCGTTGAACACATACACTGAACCTTTTCTTGCTTTGAAAAACAATGACCAACGTACTATTATCGAACAGTTACTTGGTATTACAATTTTATCTGAAAAAGCAGACGCACTAAAAGAACAGGTAAGAATTAGTAAAGATCTTATACAACAAGAAAACACAAAGATCGAGACTATTAAAGTAAGCAATCAAAAAATTGAAGAATCTATTCAAAGCCTAGAAAGAAAACAAAAACTATGGCAAGATAACCATACAAATGATGTAAACGATCTTTCTCAAAGTATTCGTTTGTTAGAAAAGATTGACATTGACGCAGAAATTGACGCACATAAATGTCTTGAAAATTTTAATGAAAAGAAAAAACGCTTAGAAGAAGCACAACGTTGGATTGCTAACATTGAAGCAGATAATACAAAGCAAGAAAAAACTATTGCTAAACTAGATAAAGAAATACTTCTATTAAAAGAACACAAGTGTCATGCGTGTGGACAAGAAATACACGACACTACACAAGAAGAAATACTAAAAAGCAAAGAAGATCAAAAACAAGAAGCCGCTTTACAAGTTATAACAAATAATACACAGTGGGAAGAACATTCAAAAGTTGTAAGTGATATCGGAGAACTTGAAACTTGTCCACCTACACAGTACGACAGTTTAGAAGAAGCAGTTAATCATAGAAGCACACTGGCTAGTTTACAGAAAGAACTTGAGAAAAAACAAGAAGAAACTAATCCGTATGAAGAACAGATTGTAGAACTAAAAGAAACTGCTCTACAGGAAATTAATTGGGACGCTGTAAACGAACTTACTAAAGTAAAAGAACATCAAGAATTCTTGTATAAACTGCTTACAAACAAAGATAGTTTTGTAAGAAAACGTATTATTGATCAAAATCTAAGTTATTTAAATATGCGTCTTACTTACTACTTGAGCAAGATAGGTTTGCCACACACAGTGGAATTTCAGAACGATCTAACAGTGATTATTACACAACTCGGGCAGGACTTAGACTTTGATAATCTCAGTAGAGGTGAACGAAATAGACTCATTTTATCAATGAGTTGGGCGTTCCGTGATGTTTGGGAAAGCCTATATCAAAGCATTAATTTATTGTTTATTGACGAACTAGTGGATAGTGGTATGGATTCAAGCGGTGTTGAATCCAGTATTGCTGTATTGAAAAAAATGACTAGAGAACGTGATAAAAACGTGTTCTTAATTTCACATAGAGATGATTTAGCAACTCGTGTTAATCAAGTTCTAAAAGTTATAAAGGAAAACGGATTTACATCATATTCAAATGATGTTGAACTGGTGGAATGAGTACAGAATCACATGACAAACTTATAAGAGCATTTCAGGAATACTTTAAATGGCAAGATAAGTTCGAGTATAGCGGGTCTGATGCCGCAGGCATCAAAGCACGTTATTGGTTAAGTGAAATACGAAATTTTTCTAGTTTAAGGCGAAACGAAATACAAGATCTAAGGCAAAAAAGAAAGGCAGCCAGAAAAGGCGTAATAGGTAGACCCAAGAAAGTAAGTAATGCTGATGACGACGAATCCGGCATGGACTTACCAAAATAAACCACTAGATAGTATTCCAGACGAATACGAAGGGTTTGTCTACCTCATCACAAACACACAGACTGGGCAAAAATACATAGGCAAAAAACTAGCCAAATTCAAAACTACTAAACCGCCACTCAAAGGCAGAAAAAACAAACGCAGAGGCACTAAGGAAAGCGATTGGAAGGACTATTGGGGTTCATCAGATCGTTTACAAGCAGATGTCGACGCACTAGGCCCAGCAAACTTCACCCGAGAAATACTATATCTTTGTACAAACAGGGCAGAAATGTCCTACATAGAGGCAAGAGAGCAATTTGACCGCCGTGTATTAGAAAGAGACGACTATTATAACGGAATTATTAATGTGAGAGTAGGCGGATCAGACAAATTGCGTAAGGCTTTACTAGAGCAAGAGGCAAAGAACACTACCAAATAAGCCCACACCGGCGCAGTTATGGTGTCCAGAATCCCTGGTGATGTCGCAGGGTACGGAAGTTGGTTGGTAGCAACGATTTCAGCAACTATCCTTTACAGGACGATGATCGGATATGCCTTCATAAAACCGGTTTTGCTGTCAGAACAAGATTAAAAAAGGCTAAAAGAGCGGGTAACTCCCGCAGGTTTATAGTATAAGTTAGCGTTTGTATTATAAACTGCCGTTGTACATAAGAAACTAAGACGGATTGAGTAGGTATAGGATAACCGCCTACGCTATGCATTATAAAGTAAGCATTGTAGATCTAACGCTATTGTGACTGTGCGAACTCAGATGATGTTCAAAATTCACTCTTTGGCCCGGCAACGGGCTAATTGTGACCATACAATCTAGATGATGCTAAAATTGCTTCGCAATTAATAATAAACATAAATATCAATAATAAGAAAATGTCTTTGAGCGATAGCGATAAAGACAAGTGAGCGTTAGCTCACTTAATAGCGTTATAAATATAGGATCTTAGAGATAGTAATATGAAACTGAATCAATTAGAAAACATCGAACATCTAGATGAAGCACCGCAAGGGTTTTTAAAAAGAGCAGGACTTAGAGCTAGATCGGCTTTTGGTGGTGATGGAGGTGCTTCTGCTAAAGGACAACTACAAACAGGTGAAATTGCCAATAAACTAAAAGGCGAATATATGACGTTTGTAGGTCGTGTTGCGGCAAAATATGGACCTAAACCTACTACACAAACACTACTTGCTTTCCTAAACAAAAAAGGCATTGACACTAAAGAAGTTGCTGGCATGATTGATAAAGAGTTACAGGCTCTTAACCCTCAACAACAAGAGCCAGAACTAGGCCCAGAATCAGAACTAGATAAAATTAATCCAACAAATTCTACAGAGCCAGAAGAAAACCCGCTGTCAATGAACAAAAAAGATGATGTTAATATTGATACACCTGTTAAGAAAAGAAAAAAGACAGGCGGTAGACAAAAAGGCGGTTTATCTAATACAACGAGTGCTATCTATCAGCGCAATAAGAGAGCAAAAAAGAATCAACAATTAGAATTACCTATGGGCGTCGAATCAATATACAGCGAAGAGTCACAGCGTTATAGAAAAAACTTTGAACGCATTGACTGGTCACTAAAGGAAGACGCAGAATATTTTTCAGCACTTAAATTTATGGGTGTGTTTGAAGCAGTTATTCCAACAAAGGTACTAGACAAAGTAATGAGTCAAGTAGCAGTTAATGTTGACATGGACGAACTAGGCGGACTAAAACAAAGCAACGATCCAGTAACTGGAGAACCTGAAGATGATGTTCAAGCAGGATCACAAGAGAAGAAAGGCGGAGGCTTTTTAAAAGGCATTGGTAAAGCAATCGGCGGTATTGCTGGAAAGGCAGTAGGCGGTGTTGAAGCAGGTTTAGATAAAAATCCTGAAAACGTTAAAGGTTCAAAGATTTTTGATCCTGATGAAGAAGAAAAAACAGTTGGTAGCTTAAACTATCAGAATATTGCTAAAGAGTTTCCAGGAATTGATGCTCCAACACTTAGAAGGGGCATGTCTAAAAGTTTACAAGGTCAGGGATTAACTAAAGCAGAACATGAAGCTATGTCTGCGGCAATGACTGAACTACTTAAAAAGAATCCTCAAGAAACTACAAAAGTGATGAATTTGTTTAAGCAGACTAGAACTGTTTAAAAGAAAGGCATACCACTTTCTTTAGTGGTTTCCATATTTGATTTCACAATATCTACAATAATTTCGCGTTCGTCGAAACTTAGATTCATTGCCTCAGAGAAAGATAGACCTCCACGCATATACCATACAGAACGCATCGCTTCTGTTTTAATATTTTTTGCCTGGTCGTCCATGGCTTTCGTCTCGGCAAGAATGTCGTTAATTTTTAACGTCGAAAGCCTTGTCCGAAAAAATCCGCTTGATCCAAGGTTAATTTAACATCCCATTCATGATCACATCCTTCGGCATCGCATTTGGTTTTGAAACTAGCCATACGTCCGCTTTCCTGTGATTTGTTTACAGATTCGTTAATTGTATTGAATACAGTTTTATCTGCTTTTTCTAAGAACTCTTTAATGTATTGTGGATTGTCTGTTGTACCATTGATTGTTTCAACTTTTGTTACACACTGTACAGCAGTTTGTAGAGTAAGATCAGTCAGTTTAATAAAACTTTCATTAAACAATTGAACTTTTTTCTGATCATCAATTTCATCATCATTGATAATTGAAAAAATTCTTTGATGTTCAAATGTTTTTAATGCTGTTCCGGTTAATTCTTTATACGTCATTGGTCTTAAATGAATTACCATGTCGTTACCAATTTCTACTGTTGTTGTAAAATTTGATTCATTTAAATTATCAAGTACATTTCTCAAATCAACACTTTTATCATTTTGATGATTACATGCTGGACACGTAGCAGTTACGTCCATATCCATGCCATATGTTGCCATCCTAATTGCTGTAAGCACAGCATCAACATCAACACTAGGCATATTCCAAGCATCTTTAATTGTTGGAATACAACTTTGTATAACTTGAACAATAGCACTACCATTCATTAGTGCGTCTGGTGTTTTAAACAACAGCTCGTCACGTGCTGTCATTGCGTAAACAGGATGTTCGCCTGTTTGTGGTATTTCTAAACTTCCTTCAGGCCAATATTTGCCTTTACTAGGAAGAGAAATATGAATCTTTGGCTGTCTAAAGAAAGAAGCCAAAGGATTTCCGGATACTGGTTGTGCGTTTTCTACAACTGGAGCGGAAGCCAATGGCGCTTGTGGCACAGGATTCTGGCCTGCCTTAGCGGCTTGCTCTGCTTGTGCTTGCACGAATGCAGTCGGATCAAATTGATTGTTATTTTCAGCCATTTTTTATTCCTATAAATAGTATTGTATAGAGATATTTATATGCGCAGAAAACTGCTACTTTTATTCTTGGATTCAAAATGGCAAAAGATGTAGAATTTTATGGTGGACAACTAGATGGAGCAATTCTCCAAAATGCCGCCACAGAAGAAACCCTAAAACAACTTGTAGCCGCTATTAGCGGAAAGGCTCCTAGTGGTGGCGGAAGCAGTAGTGGCATTTTGGGTAGAACACCGGCAGGCATGATTGCTGGAGGTGTAGTAGGTGCTGTTACTGGTGCTGTTAAAGGTGCTGTTAATCAAATTGGTAATGTAACAGGAGCCGCTGGTACATTTGCTGGTATGCTATTAAAAGGCGAAGGCCGAATTAGTTCATACACAAAAGTATTAAACAATCAAGTAATATCACAGTTGCCGATATTTGGAAGAGCATTAGGCACAGTAGGCGGCGCTATTTCCGGATCAATTGAAGCATTTGAACATTGGAATAAAACTCTAATGGGTTTAACTACATCAGGTGCTACTTTTAACAACAGTATTTTAGAAATGATGCAAGTATCAAATTTAACATACATGTCGTTAGATGAATTTGCCGGAATGGTTAATAAAAATAGTAAAACTTTAATGGCTCTTGGCGACAGTGTTACCCAAGGTGCTCACGCATTTGCTAAAGTTTCCGATGCTGCACTTAACGGTTCGGGTGAGGCAAGAAAACAATTAATAAGTTTAGGTTATACTGTACCACAAATTAACCAACAGTTACTTGATTTTATGAATCTAAACTACAGAGGATCAAGAGTTGACGAAACCACAGCAAAAAGTGTTGCTGATTCTTTTGTTGGTTATCAAGTAAACTTACATACATTAACAACACTAACAGGTAAGCGTGTTGATCAAATACAAGCAGAATTAGATTCAGCAACAAAAGATGCAGCATATCAACTTGAAATTGCAAAATACAGTAATGACTCAAGAAAAGAATTAAATCTTCAATTAGCAAACTATACTCAAATACATGGAGATGTTGGAGCAAGATTGTTTAGGGCTAGAACACTTGGTTTGATGGCACAAGGTGATGATGTTGCTGAGTTGATTATGATGTATCCAAATCTTATTAAACAAATGGATCAAAACATCGCAATGGCAAAAAATAATGCCGCTTCTGGAAAATTATTAGACAGAAGAATAATACAGACTAGAACAGATTTGATTTGGAATGCTTCAAAAGGTTTGAAAAACTTTGACATTTTATTAAAAGCGGCTGCCGCTGGTGATAAAGATTTACAGCGTATGCTAGGCATGAATGCTGAAACAGCATCTCTAGTTGCTAGACTAGGTGTAGGCACAAAAATTACATCTAGAGAACAACTTAGATTAGCAATTGAAAAAAATTATCTAGAAACAAAAGAAAAAGAAACGTTTACTGAAACTATGAGACAGTTTCAGGTTGCAATAAGAGATTTCAAACGTGGATTTTTTATGGCATTAATTGGAACCAAAGATAATAAAGGACCACTTTGGCAATTCTCTGAGTCTATGAAAGACGAAAATCTTCCTAAAAAAATTAGAGAGCTAGGGCAGAAAATGGGTGTGTTTGCCCAAGAAGCAGTTCCTAAAATGATAATGTTTTTTGCTAGATTTGGAACACAAGAAGGAAGAGATTTATATTGGCTTGAAATCAAAAAACTATTTGAAAAAATTAAACTGATAGCAGGCTTTCATTTTGAAAATGCCTTTAGAGATGATGACAAACAATTACCTACTAGTCATCTTAATAACCTATTAGAAGGAGTTAATGCCGAGTACGATCCGCAAATTAAAGAACAAACTAAAAAGGCAAATGCTGCAGTTGTTCAAATGATAGACGGATTTGATGGTAGAACCACGCCAACCCAAACAGACTTTAGCTCAGCCGCTTACGCAGGCAACGATCAAGAACAACGAGCAATAATGGTTTATAGATCATTTATAAATGCCGGGTTTAGTCCAAAATTGGCTAAAGTTTTAACCGCTGAAGTATTCAGGGAAAATTCACTTAGATCAAATTATCTTCTCGGCAGTCATACTGATCCTAAAAACAAGAAAACAAACTACGGAATGTTCAGTTGGCAAGGAGATCGTGCTAACGCCTATAAAGCATATATGGGCGGTCAACTAAATGATACAGATTTATCACTATCTAATTTGAGTAGACAGGCTTCGTTTGCGGCGAGTGAGATAATGTCAGGCCAGTACGGCCCTGAAGTAATAAACGCTTTTAAGAATCCAGATCAATATACGTCAGCGGAACTTCATAGGTTGTTTGGTGAAAAGTATATAAAATGGGCCATAGACCATCCAGACTATGCTTCTAAAGGTAACATGAATCTAGTTTCAGGACATGGTATTCTTGATAGGGCAATGAACAAGTATTCAATTAAACCAAAAAGAACCGGAAACCTAGGCGGCATGGCCGGAACTCTTTTTGAAAACTTTGGTTCTGGAGAAACAATCGAAACACACGGAAATGAAGTTATTCAAAGCCCGGGAGAATTTGTAAACGACATGTCAGCGGCGGCCACTGAAGCTGGAGGCAACATTTCTCAACTAAATGAAAATTTAAAAATTCTTTTAAGTTTGGAACAAGAAAGAGTTAATTTAGCAAACAGACTACTTGATAATCAAGCCAGAAAGTCTACAAGCATTTATGCTATAGCAGGCGGAGTAGCATAACATGGCAAATAGTGTTAAATTTATACATCAAGCATTAGGAGAAAGTGAAGTACGCAACATGGCCACTGACGCAACTCTTAGAGAGTTGCTAGATGCTATCGGCGGCGGTGGTGCCTCGGGAAGAGGAAATACTTCAAGTTTATATTCTCTAAAAGGCACATTTACAAGTTTAAAACAAAAAGCCGCAAGTTTAGAAAGAGGTATTAAAACAGCATCAAAGCCTTTTAGTGGTTTTATTTCTTTACTAGCAAAAAATGAAACTTCGATGAGTGCTTTTGGTACTCATCTAAACGAAAGTGTTATAAAAAAATTACCATGGGTAGGTGGATTATTAGGTAGCGTATCTGATGTAGTTATATCGGGTGTAGGCATACTTGAATCGTACGAAAGAGAATCTAAAAAACTTGTACCAGCTGGTGCTACATTTACACAAAGCATTTTTGAAATGATGCAAGTTGCAACTAGCGCAAGATTAGATCTTTCTCAATTACAAAATGTTGTGTCTCAAAACATTGAAGAATTAAACGCACTAGGTCCTACAACAAACATGGGTATAAAAAAATTCGCCCAGTTTGCTGATTACATTAATAGGCCAGTTGAAGGTGTAAGATCCTCATTACTTAATATGGGATATAACATAGAAGAAGTTAATGATGCAGCTATCAACTTTTTGTTTTTAACACAAAGAGGAGCACATAGAACAGTTGTAGTAAACGAAACAACACAAAATGATTTTCTAGTTTATACTAGAACACTTGATGCTTTTCAAAAGATTACTGGAAAAAATTTACAGGCTAAAAATTCCGGAGCACAAAAAATATTAAGAAATGCTATAGTTATGCTGGAGATGAATAAGCTAAATCCAACACAATCGGCCAAGGTAGCATTGGCCGCTAATATGTCAACTTTGGTGTTTGAAGAAGGTGTAGCTGAAGCATTTAATGCTTCTTTATTTGGTATGACGCCTTTAAGTGAAGCAGGATTTGCTTATCAAAAGATGAATCCGCAACTAAGAACAATACTTGAACAACTTCATACTAAAGCAAAAGACGATTCAGTTAATATAGATCAATACAAAGATATAACATTTGATTTATTTGCTCATATGTTAGCAGGTGCCGATGATCAGTTAAAAATGATTGAAAGTTTAATACAAACTCAGTCGGCAAATCCATTAATAGGAGCAAACGAATATGCGGCAATTTCAGGATTAGCAGATACTATTGTAAGGTTAAAGGATGGTGAAAAACTCACAGCTAAAGATATTAAAAAGAGATTAACTGACGCATATAAATCTCAAGAACAAACTGAAACAATTACAGAAGTTATTAGATCAATAGAACAAGCAGTTACAGAATTTAAAATGGGTTTTGTTAAAGGATTTATGGGCGAAGGAGGACTAATAGGATTTTCTAGATCAATAGATGCTACACAAATTGGAACAATATTTGCTAAACTTGGAGAACGATTTGTTGAATTTTCAGAAAAAGCATGGGACAATCTAAAAGAATTTTGGGGATACCTAAATACACCAGCAGGGTTTGCTCATGTTCAGGAGTATATAGGATCTTGGGCAAAATACATTGCAAGTAAAGCACTAATATATGCTCAACAGGCGACCGCAAGCATGATAGGTTGGGTAATTAGAAAAATACCTTTCGGGGATAAGTTTTTAGAGTTTTGGCGTGATCTTGATGATGCTATGAAAAGAAAATTTGGTTTTGGTCTTGGCCCGTTATATGCTTCAGATCAAGAATTTAAAACTGATCATGCTGTAGCAGATTTCAATAGAGTTGCAGGATCAACAAAACTACCTCCAACAGTTTCTCCTCAAAATGTTCCAGGATACAAACCACCAGCTGATATTAACAATTCAAATATTCTTGATCGAAGCAAAGTACTTAATTTGTCAGATGCTGAAGCAAAAGAACTCGGCCTTGATAAAGGTGGGCAATACAGATACGACACTGAAATGAAGCAGTGGCGATCATATAATAATTATCTCTACGGAACTAATCAACCTATGACTACAGATCCATTTAGTCAGGGTATGTATGCTCAACATTTAATCCCTGATGTAAATCAAGATATTTCTTCAAAATTAACAAAGAAGTGGGAAGGAACATCATTTGCTCAAGGCCCTGGGGATCAAAACGTTCTAACAGCGGTAAGTGGTGCTTCAACATTTATTAATCGCAAACACCTAGATTTTTATTCAAGTATTTTGCGATGGTTAAACGGAAAAGGATTTACAATCAAATCATTACAAGGACAAAGCGATCATACAGGATTTAAAGGAGGCCATAACTTAAAAATTGAAACAGCAAAACACGGTGTTAATTGGTTTGGACAGTTACATCCCAATGATCAAAAGGCTCTTTTATTTGTGTTAGGAAACGCAGGTTACCTAGATGAAAGTGAATTTTCTTCTAAAGCTACAAACAAACCAACACTTGAAAAAATGCTTGAATATTTGGTTCGTGGGCATATTAGCGGATTCAACACGGTACAGAATCTTGACACTACTAGAGGGTTTAGCGGTGGAACACTTCAAGAATTTGGTAGACAGGTTGTTGATTTTGGTGCTAAGAAACGCATGGTTGTATCTGGCGATAAAGCAATTATGACCAAAGAACAATACGATACTATCAAAGATAGAGCTCGCCAGATTCCTGCCGAAGAAATGATTAATACAGTAAATAGTACTGTTCAGGAAATGATAAGAATAAAGAAAAACGAAATAGCAATTGACAGAAGAATGTTAAGTATTGCTTAATTGGAGAAGATTTTGAGTTGGAAAAAATATTTTACACCTGTGCCAACAGGTAATACATCAGGCAGTTACAGCCCGATCGGTAATGGCAGTCAGCCAGGACCTGCTCGTAGTAACTATTCGTCATTCTTACCAGACGTATATGCTGGTACACCAAATCGTGTTGAAAGATACATGCAGTATAACACGATGGATATGGATAGTGAGGTAAATGCCGCACTTGATATCCTAGCAGAATTTTGTACACAGCAGAACAAAGAAAACAACACAACATTCCAAATTTACTTCAAAAACGATCCAACTCAAACAGAAGTGAAATTACTAAAAGAAGGTTTACAAAAGTGGTTTAGATCAAACCAATTTGAAACTCGTATGTTTAGGGTAGTTAGAAACTGCTTTAAATATGGGGACGAGTTTTTTATAAGAGATCCCGAGACTGGAAAACTATTCCATATTGATCCAGCAAAAGTTACAAAGATTATTGTTAATGAATCTGAAGGTAAAAAGCCTGAACAGTATATTATCAAAGATTTAAATTTCAATTTTACAAATCTTGTAGCAACCTCAATTCATCCTGATAATCACAACTCACCTGCCGGTACTGGCAGTTATGTCAGTGGTGGTGCGCTTGGAAGAGGTATGGTTGGTGCTTCTCCACAGTCTACGGGATCTCGCTTTTCAACTGAACAAAATGAAACAGCAGTTGATGCTGAACACGTTGTTCACTTGTCGTTATCAGAAGGATTAGATAATAACTATCCTTTTGGTAACTCCCTATTAGAAAGTGTCTTTAAAGTATACAAGCAAAAAGAATTATTAGAAGATGCGATTATCATTTATAGAGTTCAGCGAGCTCCTGAAAGACGTGTTTTTTACGTTGATGTGGGTAATATGCCTGCTCACATGGCTATGAGCTTTGTTGAACGTGTTAAAAACGAAATTAATCAAAGACGTATTCCAAGTAATACAGGCGGTGGAGCAAATGTAATTGACGCTAGTTATAATCCACTTAGTATTTCAGAGGACTATTTCTTTCCACAAACTGCTGAAGGTAGAGGATC